AGCGCAAGTCAGCAAGGCTTGGCGCTGCTAAGCGTGGATCAGCTAGACCAATGTTGCAGGGGGCGTAATGGAACAATCAGATAAGATGAAAGCTAAGGTTGCCAAAGTAATGCGCGAATACAAGGCTGGCAAACTTAAAAGCTCAAGCGGTGACAAAGTTAAATCGCGTGACCAGGCGGTAGCTATTGCTATGTCTGAGGCCGGCATCAAACAGAAAAAAGAGTCAATGTAATGGAGCGATCAGAAAGAAAAATGCTTTCAGATGAGGCTATTAGCGAATCGTCTGACATGAAGTGTCCAGAGGTATTGATGGACAAAGAGATGAGCATTAAGAATCATCGCATCTGCATTACTAAAGCTAATCTTGGCCCAGCTAATCCAAGAGCACCAGAAACAATTTACTGGATTATCAAGTCAACAAAGTGGAATGTTAGTGAGCGTGCAGCCAGAGAAATGCTGTGCTCAAACTGTGGCCATTACTGGAAAACAAAATTCATTGATGACTGCATGAAAAAGTATGAGCAGGTCACACCACCAGAGGTTGATCCATCATGGGTAGACACTGGTGATGCTGGTGGATATTGCGACGAGTGGGATATACCTTGCACTGCCAGCAGAACGTGCGATACCTGGGAACCAGGCGGCCCGATAACTGCAGCACTGGTTGGCATGGGTGAAATTGAAGAAGAGGATGATTAATGGCGTTAACTTATGCCCATCTCGAATCTGATGACGTTAAATCACGATTTGTAACTATCGCCCAAAAAAACAACGCTGGTGATTATGTTGTTGCTGGATCTGATTCGCCTTTAATTACAGCTGACGTTAATCATGTAAGGCTGCATGAAGGTAGGGCGTATTATGTTTATAAGACTCATAAAGATACAGCTAGATTAGCAGTCGGAGCACATATTGATATTGCGATAGCTTTTCCGGCTGGTGTTGAGGCTCATGCATTTGTTGATTATCAAGCTGGTGGAGAAGCTGAAATTTATGTATATGAGTCTCCAACTACAAGTGGTGGTACATCAATGACTTTATATAGACGCAATAGGGTAATTAATACTGCTAGTCAGGGTGTTGCAGTTTTAAATCCTACGGTAAGTGCGGTAGGCACAGAGTTTTATTCTGAACTGATTACAAGCGCAGAAGGTCAAGGAAATAGAAGCGGTGCAGGTGGTCGTGGTTTAAGTTTTGAATTTATTTTAAAACCACTAACTACTTATCTCTTTAGATTGACAAATGTAAACGGTAGTTCTCAGATGGCTGAATTACGTATAGATTGGTACGAATAATGGAATACGATAAATCTGCTCCTGGTGGTACTCGCTTAACACCAGAACAAATCATTAAGCGTCAGGCTGCAGCTCAGACAAAGAAAGATGAGTTTCAGCAGCTGTATCAAGATGCGTATGAGTTTGCTTTACCGCAGCGTCAATTGTATGGCGTATGGGAAGGTGGCGCGGTTGGCAGCAAAAAGATGCAGCGCGTATTTGATTCAACTGCAATCAATAGCACGCAGCGCTTTGCCAATCGTTTGCAGTCGGTGGTGTTTCCACCGCAGCGCAAGTGGGCAACGCTAGAGCCAGGCTCAGATATTCCATTTGAAAAGCAGCAGATGGCTAGGAATATCTTTGAGGCTTACTGCGACAAAATGTTTACCGTCCTAAAGCAATCAAATTTTGATATTGCTATGGGTGAGTTTTTGCTGGATCTGTCGGTTGGTACTGCTTGCATGATGGTGCAGCCTGGCGATTCAATCAATCCAATTAACTTCATACCTGTGCCACTATTCCTGGTCAGCTATGAAGAGGGTGCGAATGGCCAGGTAGACAATGTGTATCGCAAGATCCGCATGAAAGGCGAAAGCATTATTCGTCAGTGGCCAGATGCAAAGATACCTAGCGAGATGCAGCGCAGGATCGATCAAAAGCCAACTGATGATATCGAATTGCTGGAAGCCACAATTTATGACCATGGCCGAGGTGACTACTGCTACCACGTTATCGATAAGGTATCTAAAGGTGAGCTGGTCTACCGCCGCCGCAAGTCTAGCCCATGGGTAATTTCTAGGTACATGAAGGTGGCCGGCGAGATCTATGGTCGCGGCCCATTGATGACTGCATTACCAGACATTAAGACGCTAAACAAAACCATTGAGCTGCTACTAAAGAATGCCAGCATGGCTGTTAGTGGTGTGTATACAGCAGCTGATGATGGCGTACTAAATCCAAATACCGTTAAGCTGGTACCTGGTGCGATTATCCCGGTTGCGCGAAACGGTGGGCCACAAGGGCCAGCACTGCAAGCGCTGCCACGTTCTGGTGATTTCAATGTATCGCAGCTGGTGATCAACGATCTGCGCAGCAACATCAAGCGGATACTGTTGGACGAGTCTTTGCCGCCTGAGAACATGAGCGCACGATCTGCAACCGAGATTGTTGAGCGCATGAAAGAGCTGGCTCAGAATCTTGGATCTGCGTTTGGCCGCTTGATCAACGAAACAATGATCCCGCTGACAGCCAAGATCTTGGAGGTTATGGACGAGCGTGGCCTGATCGATATGCCACTGCGCGTCAATGGCCTGGAGGTTAAAGTGGTGCCGGTGGCTCCGCTTGCACAAGCTCAGAATCAGGAAGAAATTGGCGCGATATTAAATTATGCTCAACTTATGCAAAATTTTGGGCCTGATGGCCAGGTATCCTTGAAGATGGATGCACTGGTTGATTACCTTGGCGATAAGATGGGTGTGCCAATGTCGGTTAGAAACAACCGAGCTGAGCGTGCAATTATGATGGAAGAGGCTAACAACCAGCAGCAAATGGCAGCTATGGCTCAAATGCAAATGATGCAGCAACAACAGCAGCAAGGACAGCCAGCATTGCCAATGCCGCAGGAGGGTATGTAATGGATTATGGCAACAGAGCTGATGGCACTCCAAAAGGCACTGGATATTTTGGCGAGATCAAGCGCCCTGATGGTAATGTTATGACTGAGATAAGTATTGGCGTAGGATTAAATGGGAAAGAAACAGAGATACCATTGATTGTGCCAAACTTAACTAAGCAGGAATTTAATTATTTATTAAACAATGATCCTGCATCAAAGACATTTATGGACAAGATGCCACCAAGCATAGTGCAAAAAGCTGTTGATCATGCGTCTGCCAGAATCAAACAAGGCCGTTCACCATTTGCAGACAAAAATGATAAACCTGTTGGGTATCCTAAATGAGCTGGGATGAACTAGAGGCCATTGGCCAGGCCAAAGATATCCGCAATGTTGACCAACAACGCAAAGATACTGATCGTTTGTACCTGCGAGTGTTTGGTACAGAGGATGGTATTAAGTTAATGAAGTACATGAGAGATACAATTTTGGAGCAGCCTGTCGCTGTGCCTGGCTCTCCAGCCGATTTTGCTTTCTACCGAGAAGGGCAGAACAGCATTATTCGGGATATTGAGGCACGCATCTATCGAGCAAGGAACCCATGAACACAGAAACCAACGTCGAACCCGGTGGCAGCACCGGCCTATTAGACAATGTTTCAGCAAACGAAGAAACAGCATCAAATCCGCAGCACACAGAAATAGAACATAGATCTAATCCAACTGACGCAACAGCAAGCCCAGAAGATCCGCTTGAGCGCCCAGATTGGTGGCCAGAGAACTTCTGGAAAAAAGACAGCAACGAGCCAGATCTTGAAGGTATGGCCAAAAGCTGGAAAGACCTAAGAGGCAAAATATCAAAAGGTCAACACAATGCTCCGGCTGATGGTAAGTATGACGTAAGCTCATTTGGCTTACAGACAGCTGACGAGAATCCAATGGCATCTAACCTGGTTGGTTGGGCTGCAGAGAATGGATTAAGCCAGGCTCAGTTTGACGATCTAGCGTCCAAGCTCCGATCAACAGCGGAATCAATGATGTCATCTGACATGGTTGATCCCAAGGTTGAGATGGAAAAGCTAGGGCCAAATGCTCAAGCCATGATCAAAGATATGGTTGATTGGGGTCGAGGATTGGTCAAGAAAGGTATCTGGTCACCAGATGAATTCGAGGAGTTCAAGATTATGGGCGGTACTGCTACCGGCCTACGAGCTCTAATGAAAGTGCGTGAGACTTATGAAGGTCGCGTGCCAATTCAATCTGCACCAACTACCGGCATGCCTAGCAAAGAAGAGCTCCAGGCAATGGTTGCTGATCCAAAGTACCAAACAGATCCGGCATATCGCCAAAAGGTTGAGCGCCTATTTCACCAGGCTTTCGGATAATCTGCTCCTCCTCGCAGATGCCCCGCTACGGCGGGGTTTTTTTTGGCTTGCATTTTAAAAAGAACAAGAGTAAAAAGCTATCAGGCTTATTCAATAGATATCTGTTGAACCCTGACCGCTGTGGCATCAGACGTTTGGTTGACGTAATCAACAAGTAATCGGCCCAGAATCACTGGCATACCGGCGCGACAAATAATCTTTTGTCAATAAACTAGGAGTATCAAAATGGCCGTTTCTCTATCAAACGCCTTTGTAACCCTGTTTGACGCTGAAGTAAAACAGGCTTATCAAGCATCAGCTGTTTTAGTTCCAGCAGTGCGTCAACGCCGTGGGGTCGAGGGCTCAACAGTAAAATTCCCTAAAGTTGGTAAGGGTGCCGCAACTTTGCGCGTAGCTCAAACTGACGTAACACCTTTGAATGTTGGCTTTAATTCCGTTACCTGTACTCTGCAGGATTGGAATGCAGCTGAGTATTCAGACATTTTCAGCCAGGCTAAAGTCAATTTCGACGAGCGCTCTGAGCTGGTCAAAGTGGTTGCATCTGCTATGGGCCGCCGCCAAGATCAATTGATCCTGGACGCACTCGCAGCATCTGGCACATCGCTTACAGTGTCGAACGACATTGGCGCATCTGACAGCAACATGAACATTGCTAAGCTGCGTGAAGCTAAGCGTCTGATGGACAAAAACAATGTGCCACCAGATAACCGCCACATCATCATCCACGCTAATGGCCTGTCTAACCTGTTGTCTGAGTCTACTGTTACATCGTCAGACTTCAACACAGTTAAGGCTTTAGTCCAGGGCGAATTGAATACCTACATGGGTTTCCAATTCCACGTTCTGGGTGATCGTGCTGAAGGCGGCTTGGCAATTGACGGTTCGTTGGATCGTGTTTGCTTTGCTTTCCACCGCGATTCGATTGGCTATGCTGAAGGTATTGGCATGCGTACTGAGATTAACTACATTGCCGAGAAAACCAGCTGGTTGGTCAACGAAGTATTCTCAGCCGGTGCCGTTACCATTGATGCGGAAGGTATCGTTTCGATCACCTGCCGCGAGTCTTAATCTAGGGGGTTAACATGGCATTTTCTTCAACTGGTTTTAATACCGCATCGGCTAACAAAGCCGGTAACGCACCGTCAATTCACACCTACAGCACAACTGATGCTATCGGTGATTTGAACACAGCTGGTTACTTTAATACTATTGCATCGATCCTAAAGGTCGGCGATATTATTTTCTGCTATACCAGCACCGGCGGTACTCCTGCTATGACCATTGTTTGGGTAAACTCCAACACTGGCAGCGTTGTTGACGTAGTTGACGGTTTGACTGTCACTGCTACCGACAGCGATTAATAGTAGGTAATGTAGCTTGGGGCTGGTTTCGGTTTTCCGAAGCCGGCCCTTTATCACATTAAAGGTTTGATATGGCAGCTGGCGATACTGGTATTCGTATTTGCGCTGACGCGCTCCTGATGATTGGTGCTAAAGCAATCACATCATTTAACGATGGCACTGACGAGAGCTCGATCTGTGACCGACTGTATCCAAATATTAGGGACAGTACGCTAGTCATGTACCCATGGTCATTCAATATGAAAAAGATCCAGCTGGCTCAGCTGGTGACTGCACCTGGTAGCGTTTGGAAGTATGCATACCAGTTGCCTGGTGATCGCATTGCCGGCCCGAGAGCCGTATATAATTCATCATCTGTTGGCGCTCCAGTACAAAAAGATTGGGAGATCCAGGGCGATCAACTGCTAACTAATTTAACCAGCGTTTATATTGACTATCAATATAGCGTTGCAGAATACGCAATGCCACAATACTTTGTGCAGCTGTTGAAATACATGGTTGCCTGGCATATTGCTGAAGCAATTACCGAACAGCAAGAAAAGTCTACCAAGTGGCGTAGTGTTGCTGTTGGTGATCCATCCGAGAATGGCCGAGGTGGTTACTTTAGACAGTGCATGCAGGTAGATGGACAGAGCAACCCGATCAGAATCATCGAGGATTTCAGCCTAATTGCAGTGAGGAACTAATGCCGCGCTTTGTTGACATTCAGTCTAACTTTAGTACAGGCGAGTTGGATCCATTGCTGCGATCCAGGATAGAGCTCGATCAATACAATAACGCACTGGCTAAAGCCACCAATGTACTGATCCAGCCACAAGGTGGGTTAAAGCGCCGGCCTGGTACTAAGCATATTCTGGAGTTACCAAACAGCAGCACACCGAGCGCTGGCAATGGCGTGCGCCTGGTACCGTTTCAATTCTCTGTTAGCGATTCCTACATGCTGTGCTTTACGCACCAGCGAATGTATGTCATTAAAAATGGCGCTGTAATAACTGCCATTAATGGCGGTGCTAACAGTTACCTTACCACCAGCATCACATCAGATATGGTTGATGATATGTGCTGGACGCAATCAGCAGATACATTGATTGTTGTCCATCCAGATCTGCAGCCGGTAAAGATTGTGCGCGGCGCTACTGATGCTACTTGGACAGCAACAACCATCACGTTTGACAGCATACCTAAGTATGCATTCACTATCACTTATACCAATCCAGCTGGCACTCTTACTCCAAGCGCTGTATCTGGCAACATCACATTGACTGCATCATCTGCCGTATTTAGTGCTAGTGATGTTAATCAGTACATCAACGCATCACCGCAGGGTAGAGCTAAGATCATTCAGTATGTCAGCTCAACTGTTGTGAACGTAATTACAGAATACCCATTTTTTAACACAACAGCTATTGCCAATGGATCGTGGGAAAAAGAAAGTGGTTATGAGGATGTGTGGTCGAGCACCAAAGGCTGGCAGAGAACTGTAAGTTTCCACGAAGGTCGCTTATATTTTGGTGGCTCAAAGTCTAGGCCATCAACAATATGGGGCAGCAAGATCGGTTTGTTTTTTGATTTTGTGCCGACAGAATCTCTTGATGATGATGCTGTTGAGGCCACGCTAGACACTAATGATCTTAACGTAATTACTGACATTTTAAGCGCTCGAGATTTCCAGGTATTTACTACTGGTGGTGAATTCTATGTGCCGCAAAATGCAACAGATCCAGTTACGCCGTTAACATTTATTTTTAAGAACGTATCAAGAAACGGCATGAAGCCTGGCACCAGGGTGCAATCTGTCGATACTGGTACCGTATACATTCAGCGCCAAGGCAAATCATTAAACGAGTTTGTGTTCTCTGACTCTCAGCTGACATACATCACGCAGCGCATATCGCTAATGTCAGGCCACCTGCTAAAGTCTCCGCAGCGAATTGCACTGCGCAGAGCGTCCAGCACAGAGGAAGCAGATTTGCTGCTGATGACAAATGAAACTGATGGAAGTATGGCAGCATTCTCTGTCATGCGATCACAGCAAATTACAGCACCATCTGAGTTTATTACTGATGGCAGTTTTATTGATGTTGGCGTAGATGTTACGTCAATTTATGCAGTTACAAAACGCCGGTTTAATTCTGTTGATCGATATTTTGTGGAGTTGTTTAGTTACGATGTCTTTACGGATTGCGCTTTTGTTGGTGGTTCTGCTAGTGGTGCTACAGGTTTACCACATATTGGTAAGGCTCTTAATGTAATTACTGATGGCGTACCGCAATCAAATGAAACTGTAAGCGGTGGCGGCACTGTAACTTTTGACAGAGAAAGCACAACCAGCTATGAAGTTGGTTTGCCGATTAGCGTTTACGTTAAAACAATGCCGGTAGACATTAAGCTGCAAACTGGCACCAGGTTATCTTTTAAAAAGCGCATTGTAGAAATCAGTGCTGTTTTAAAAGATACGCAACACATGATTATTAATGATCAGCCAATAGCGTTTAGGTTATTTGATAACCCAATGCTTGACGCTGCTGAGCCTACGTTTACAGGCATTAAACGAGTTAACGGTGTGCTTGGATATAGCCGAGAGCAAGCAATCGAGGTAGAGCAAAACCTGCCACTAAAGATGACGTTGCTTGGTCTTGATTACCGAGTCGCAGTAAATTCAGGAACTTGATATGGCAATTACTCCCGCAATGTTAACTGCTGGTGCTGGACTGATAACAGCCTATGGTGCTAGTCAGGCTAAACAAGCAGAGGCAATTGGTCAGCAGACTAGCTATCTTTTGCAAGCCAGGAATGCGCTTGAGGTTGCTAATGTTCGCGCAGATCTTGATGCTGAGTATGGTGCTATCCAGGCTGGCCGCATTTTGCAAAAAGCAAAAACTGAAGAGCTAAACTGGAAAATGGCCGGCAATACTTTGCTACGAAAAGAGCGTGAAACAAATGCAGCTGTTCGCGCTAGAGCAGCCGCAAATGGTATTGATTATGGCGGTGGCAGTGCGCTTGCTATTCAACAGCAAAATACGCAAGCAACATTATTGGATGTTGGCATTACTGATTTGAATGCGTTGGCTGCCAGGGTGCTTGGATTTGAGGATGCCAGCGCAATGCTTGAATCTACCGAGATCCAGAACATATTAAACAAATATGCTGCTAGTGCTCAAGCTGGCCAATACCAGCAAGCAGCTGCAGCTACTAGGCGTGCTGGTGGATTAATGAGCACTTATACATTGGGTTCTGCTGCTGTTAATTTTGGAACTACTTATTACGGTGAACAAGCAAAACAAGCAGAAGCCCAGAAAGTATCTGCTGCTAAAGCACCACCAACATTAGCTTGAGATAAATATGGCCACTAGATTAGACACAGGAAACGTACAGTTACGCCAACCAGGTAGCGTGCCTATGCGTCAGATCGAGCCTCGATCTGTGCAGTACATTGCTGGGAAAGCACAGGCAGAATCTAATCAGGTAATGGGTCAAATACTTGACCGCATGAGTGCTGGCATATTTGAATATGCTGGAAAGATGCGCGTTGAGGAAGGTCTTAAATACGCAGCAGAAAACGAGATTACCCAAGAACAATTGTTTGATTCCCATGGCGGGTTATTAGATGTTGATCTTGGTGGTGGCATGGCCATTAAAAATGGCAAGGTACAAAAAAGTGCGTTAAGCATGCTGCCTAGCAAATTTAATGAAGCAGTAAGAAAAGCCAGAAGTGCGCAACTAGCAAATCTATTTCAGCAAGAAGGTAACGCAGAGCTCATAAAAATAGTAAACGACATTGAGCAAGGCAATGCATCTGCATCATCTAAAAATGTAATTGAAAAAATAAACACGTTTACTAAAGCGAGTTCTGAGGTTCTTTCGCAGGTGGATCCAGAAGCTGCTATCCGTTTTAATGCAACCATGGCAACCCATGGCAATGCAGTATATAAGGCTGCGTTGGAAGCAGAATCAAAGTTTAATAAGCGAGTGCGTGAGCAAAAACTTGATACTGACTTTAATGCTCAAATAAAAATAATGGAGCAGCATGTTGCAAACAATCCAGACGTTTTGAATTTTGTTTATGACTCTGGTTTAAAAACATTAGAGCAAACTGTATTGAATGAAGGTATTGGCCCAGAGATGGCTAATAGATATATTGATAATTATAAAAAAGAATTTCGCAATGCAAAAATAAATGTTGTTACTCGGCATTTGATGAATGATGATTACATGGCAGATCCATTGTCAACATTGTCAAAAATACGCGATGGCAATATTGGCAAAATGAGTAGCGTATTAAAAGAAATGATCAGCACTGATTTTGATGCTGTCGCAAAAGTTACGGCAAATTATATGACTGCCGTTAATAGCCGAGAAGAACTTAGTCGGCGAAAACGCGATGATGAAAAACGCAATGGTGAAGCTGCTGCAATTAATTTGCTTGAGCAAATCTATCCAATAAAAGATTTAAAAAGCCCAAAGCGTCAAAAATTAATAAATGATCTTATGGCTTTGCCGCCTGGTTCAATTCCAATTGGAACAATAAAAGATCTTCTTGAGCCAGAAAAAGAAGGTGAAGGTAATCCGGTTGCTGAATACAATGCATTAGGAATGATATTTGATGGCAGGATCACAACCAAAGAACAGCTGGATAAAATACCTGGATTAAATCCAAGGCAGAGACTTGGCTTGTTAAAATCATTGCGCACAGAAAACAAAGATGGATTACGAGCATTGGATGCCGGCCTAAATAAATTGGCAGGTATTGCATCGGAGCCTGGCGCTATAGTTGTGATCGATCAGAAAAGCGAAGAGTGGAAACGCAAGCAACAATTAAAAGTTAGGGTTGCTGAGATTGAGTCTGAAGCAGCCAACGAAGGTAAGGTATTGACCGAAAGACAAATCATTGACAAGATGGAAAAAGAAATTCTCGATAAGAGAAATTCAGCAGAAGCAAGGCAAGCAAAAGATTCATTAGATAATTTTGTCAAAGATAAAGCTGGAAAAATAAAGCCTGATCGTGATTGGATTACAGGGCCGGTTAATAAGCAAACATTGCCAGCGCTAAGAGAAAAGGCTAAAGGCGATCAAAAGAAACTACGGCAGATCCAAGAAATTGAGCGCTTGTTAAAAGTATCAGAGGGAATCTAGCATGGCATACAGCCCGATTGAACAGCGGTACATTGACACAATAGTGGAGGGTTATTTCCCTGCTATGCCTGTTGAGCCAGCTCCTATGGAAGATGAGTTCAGCCTGGAAGGCGTGCAACTTGCGGCTGGCCCTGGCACTAGAACTGATGCTCCTGCTAATGTTGGCAAGACAAAAGCACCAATTACTCCAGAGCAAGCTGCTGATCTAATGCGCAGCATGCCATTGGAAACGCAATCGCAAATGATTATGCGCAGAATTGCGGAAGATCAAAAGGCTGGCGTTACTGGTGCTGTCATCCCAAAAGATAGGACATTGCGTCAAAATCTGGTTAGCGGTATGCAGCAAATGCTTATTGATAATGCCGGAATGGACAATGGACGCGCACGCAAATTAGCCGAATCAATATTTGGTGGAGAAAGTTCTGGAGCACCGTTTGATATTGGCTTAATAGACTTAACTCCTGCAGTGTTTCCATTGGCAGCACAGGAATCTGGCATATCAGCTGGTGAAGCTATGGAGGCTGCAGCAAGCGGTGAATATGGAACAGCTGCACTCAAGTATGGTGAAGGCGTATTACAAGGATTAGATGTTGTGCCTGGCATGGCGATGGTTAAAGCTGGCGCAAAATCATTGGGAAAAACTATATCTAAACAATCTGGAGAAATTTATGCAACAGCCCAGCGAGGCCCGTTCTACACAGTCAATAGAAAAAATCCTGAAACAAACTATGGAGATGCTGGAGAAAGACGGATATACCCAGGAACAGCTATCGAAAATAGAACTTCCGCAGGACGATCCTCTGTATACGGCGATGAAACAGGCAAAGCAGACCAAGAAATTCAATTTCGCTTAAAGCCAGAAAACAATCCTGCTTTTTCAATTGCAGATCAAATATCGAAACAATTTACTGGTAAGCCATACCAATACAATGTTGAGATGGAACCATCTAGTTTAAGAAAGCAATCAGCTGTTGGTATTGCTTATGATGTTGCAGCTCAAAAAATGCCTGGCTATGGTGATTCTGTTTTTGCCGCATACAAAGCAGATCCAGAATATGCACCAATAATTGAAAAGCTAAAAATAAAATCATACGACGATCTAGTAAAAAAATCGTATGAGCAGTTAGAAAAAGAAACGATTGCTCAATTTAATGCGCTGCCCATAAATATGTCGTACCACAAAGGCGGCGAAGGCAATTACCTTGATAGCAAAGAAATGCTAAAGGATGTGCATTTGCACAACCATTTGTATGTTTACCAAGGTGGCGATGAGCATGAGTTCCTTAAAAACATAGACAAAGGAACCGGCCTAAACAGCAACGAAATGTTTAGAGCTGTTCATGATTATTTTGGCCATGCAATAAAAGGCAATACGTTTGGGCCAGTTGGAGAAGAAACTGCCTGGGCATCGCATGCGCAAATGTATTCCCCGCTTGCTAGGATTGCAATGACTGCGGAAACAAGAGGTCAAAACAGTTTTGTAAACTATACGCCGATAAACGCAAAGATAACCGAGCAGATGGAAAATGTCCGTCGAGCAATGTTGGACGCTGAAAGAAGCGGCAATCTTGATAAGGTTGAGCAATACAAACAAGCATTGAGAGATCTTGGAGGCCAATGGCAATATGCAAAACAAGCATCTGTTGCTTTGCCACCAGAGATGACAAGGGTTGATTACTCTGGCGGTACTCCTGAATATTTAAGATCTGTTCAATCTCCGCAAGGGGAAGAGCTTGCTCTTGAGCACTACAGTAAATCTGCTGAAATGAGCGAGACAGATCCAGCTAAATATGGAACTGCTGCTGCCGGCAGAGAAGCTGAGCGCCTTTCAATGAAGGGTGCAAAAAAAGAGCGCACGTTTTTTTATGAGGCTGGATCAAAACCAGAACAGGTTGTTGTAAGTGTGGCTCCGTATAAATATGAGGCAGTTGGCAAAGGATTGTATGATTTCGATAATGATCCATTAGATATACGCCAAATTGCAAAAGTAAAAAATACATCTACAATTGGCGTTCGTGACGAGGCATCATTAAGAAATGATTTAGAGCGCATGATTTATGAGCGTGGATTTAAAGGATACGTCACTGGTCAAAAAGGAAGTAGAGTAGTTGTTTCGTTTGATCCAGTTGAAGTTAAAAGGACTAAATAATGGCCACACTTGAGCAGCGTATAACATCTATCCTGCCAGAACAGGCAGCACCAGAAGCTACTGGTGAAGTGCCGCTTGAGCCCATGCCAATGGAAACACCTGCTGAATCAGTGGATGCTTTATCTGGCGAGCCTGGTTCACCTAATATGGATAACATGCAGGTTGCCGGCCTTAGTTCAATTCTGCGCAAAGCAGTTACCGAGATAAAGCCAAGCGCTGGTCGCAGACTTATACCTGGTGAAATACCTGCCGGTGAGTTGCCATCAGCCGGCAAGGTTGGCCGCACCACTTTAATACCTGAAGCAGATCAACAGCTGGTTAATAAAGTTCAGCAAGCTACAGAGGCGCGTAAAGCTGCAGGTGCAACCAAGGGAAAGCCATCATTATCTACAGCCGAGCGTGCAGCCGGTGTGCCTGTCGAGCCATTTAACCTATCGCGCTACCAGACAGATGATGCAGCTGCCGTAATTGGTGGCGTGTCTGATGCTCTCGGTATCAAAACCAAGCGTGTCACGTTTGATGAGATTAAGCAGAAAGCAGCGGATAGCGGCATCAGTGAATCATTCCTTGCACGTTTAGTTACTCCTGATGGCGGCATGCTGCCCAGCGCGGTGGATACCTATAAAGCTCTGCAGGTATTGGAGTCAAGCGCAAGTGAGCTTGATCGCTTATTCAAGCTGGTTGATTCTGGACTGGCCACTGACGTTGATAAACTTGCGTTGCGTCAGCAAATTGCTTTCCATGGGTTGGTGCAAAAGGGTGTTAAAGGAATCCAGACAGAAACAGCTAGAGCGCTGGCTGTGATGCGGATCCCACGCGATGGCAAATCTCAAGCACTGAAACAAGTATTAGATGAGTTCGGTGGAGAGAATGCGTTAACGGATATGGCCAGATCTTATCTGTCGCTTGAGACACGCGCAGCCAAAAACTCCATGGTTGAGAAATCAATGATGTCAGGCATCAAGGATGTTTGGATGACAACCTGGATCAATGGCTTGTTATCGTCTCCTGTGACGCATGCTAAAAACATTATGTCCAATTCGCTGTTTGGTTTGTATCAAATACCAGAGCGATTGGTTGCCGGCTTATATTCCAATTTCCTACCGCAGAAGTTAAGAGCTGGTGAGCTCCCGCCTGGGTTGCGCTGGTTTGGTGATCGAGTACCAGGCAGCGAGGCAGAGCGCGTCGAGTTAGATGAAGCGCTAACAATGACGCTATCTCTGCGCAATGCAATTGCTGAAGGTTTTGAGATGGCATCCAAAGCCTGGAGCTCGAACACTCCGCAGATGGATATTGCCAGCAAGGTTGAGCTTAGCCGCAAGCCTATGGAAACTATGGGTGAATCACTGCAGCGTATGACAGGCGCTAACCCAGAGAGCTGGATTGGCAAGGGCATGGACTACTACGGCACAGCAATCACTTTGCCTGGTCGTGCGCTAATGACAGAGGATGAATTCTTTAAGGGCGTGCTTTACCGCATGGAGCTTAATACCCAGGTAACGCGCAGATCCAAGAAGGTTTATCGAGAATCTCTTGATGGTGGTTTGAGTGAGCAAGATGCAATTGATCGCGCAACTAAAGAAGCAGAGGATTTGCTGGCTAACCCACCGCGAGATTTAGATGAGGCGGCCATGGAGTTTGCCAAGCAAGGCACTTTCCAGGCAGATCTGCCACCAGCCCTAGCATCATTGCAGCGCGTGTTTAATCACCCGGTTGGCAAGATCATTGTGCCATTCTTTAAAACACCGGCAAACATTGGTTTAAATGTTATTGAGCGCACACCGTTTGCACCGCTGTCATCCAGATGGAGGCAGGAGATTGCAGCCGGTGGGCCGCAGCGCGACATGGCAATGGCCAAGATATCGCTGGGATCTACTGTATTAACCGGCTTTGCTTTTTGGGCAGCAGAAGGTAATCTTACTGGCCGAGGCCCAGAGCGCAAAGAAGAGCGTGAAGCATTGATGCGTACAGGCTGGCAGCCTTACAGCATGAAGCTGGGTGATAAGTGGTATAGCTTCCAGGGCATGGAACCGATTGGCGCTCTGATGGCCATTGCTGCTGACTATGCTGAGTATGCCAAACATGAACCAGATGCCAGCAAGGTTGAAGAGGTATTCCTTGGTGCAACCTATGGCCTGTATGAATACCTAAAAGAGCAGCCTTATTTGCAGGGCATTGCTGATGTTGGCAAGCTAATTGGCTTTAATGAATCTGGCCGGGTAGATGGTGAAAAGATTGTTAACGGATTAACCAAACAGTTTGGCGGCTTCTTAATTGGTGGTTCACCAGGCGGGGCATATAGCTCATCAGTGGCTGCAATAGATCGTTTGCTGGATCCCAATAAGAAGGATACCAAGGCTAATCCTGATTTGCCTATGGGTGTGCGTGGCTTTGTTGAATCGTTTAATCAGTACCGCAGCCGCTTGCCATACTTTAGCGAGTCGGTGCCGGAAGCATTAAACCTGTGGGGCGATACGATAAAGCGCAGCCAGGGTAATCCGCTTGAGTTGGTGCTGCCTACCAAGGTATCGCCGGATCAGTTTTCTGAAGTAGATGATTTATTGGTTGGGATTGGATCACCAATTGGGGTGCCTGACAGGAAAACGTCATTCACTATTGGTTCAGGAGATAACTCTATTTCAGCTCCAATAGAATT